GTGATTGAGCTGCACTTTAATTCCGCCAGCCCGTCCGCCAAAGGCCATGAGTGGCTATACTGGCCCACAAGTGCCGGTGGTAAGTGGCTAGCTACGGCGCTGCGCGATTCGATGGAAGAGTCATACCCTGATATGGCCTCCAGAGGTATTAAACCACGCGGTCCCCGTCAGCGGGGGTCCGCTTTCTTACGTAAGACACATTGCCCTGCCGTTATCGCGGAACCTTTCTTTGGGTCTAACGAAGCCGAATGGCGGATGATTAACAATAGCCGTGATAAATTGGCAGGGGTCTATGCCCACGCCCTCATCAAGTTTACTGGAGGATGAAAGTCCCCCAAAGTATAACCATGGCTGGGGTCCGAGTTCGGATTCAGTTCAGGGACTTGGGGGACGATGATTGTTATGGGACTTACTCTCATCGGCGCAAACTCATCACGATTGACAAGGCCCTCAAGGGTGAAGATATACACGCCACGATCCGTCACGAGATGCTCCACGCGGCTTTAGGTATTTCAGGGCTTTCGTTTTGTGAGACCTACGAAGAGGAAGCTATTGTCCGGTGTATGGATGAAATATTTTTTCCTTCTTGGGATCGCTTCGTTCAACGAACCAAACCTTAAGATATGCCCTCCCCAAAGATCGCTTTAACAAGTCCCCATAAGAGGCCCGTTGATATCAATGCGGCGTTCGATGTCTTGTTCGCTTATGAGGGATTTCGTTCAAAACCGTACAAAGACTCCAAGGGTAAGTGGACTATTGGTGTGGGCCATTTGATTGGGGATGGGTCTGATAAGGCTTATAAAAAGTCCCCCTTCTATAACAAGACGCTCAGTAAAGACGCGGCGATAAAACTCGCTAAAACGGAACTGTCTGACCGCCTACCGAAGATCGTGTCCCTGATTGGGAATAGGTTTTTTGATATGCAGCCCAACACCCAGAACCAGCTTATAGCGTCTTTTTACAGGGGTGGTATAACGGGGTCACCCAAGACCCTTAAGTTGATTCGTGAGGGCAAATTCCAAGAGGCCGGGGATGAGTTCCTCAATCACGATGAATACCGGGATGCTGTTAAATCCGGCAGTGGGGTAGCCGGTCGAATGGACAATGTTTCGGTTGCCCTTAAATCTGAAGAGAAATCGAAAGATATAACCTTTGAAGAGTCCGTTGAACAACGCCTGATCCAATGAACGAAGAAGATTTCAGCCCCCATGTATTAAAACCACGGCAATGAATGAGGAAGCTGCCCCGACAGTTCTCGAAAAAGAAGGGGGGCAAGTTCATTGTTTTCACACCCTCTTCTGAGAATGTGAAACAGGCTTTCGAGCGCAGCCAGAAATTGGGCATAACCCCCAACTCGTTTACACGGGGGCTGGGTCGAATGACGGGGTTTTTGGGAGAGATAGCTTTTGGTCTCTTATACCCCGATGCTAAGTATGTGGGTGGGCGGTGCTACACCCATGATTATTCCCTCAAGGGCAAGAAGATAGATATTAAGTCAAAGAGCTGCAGTGGTACACCCTTGCCCCACTATACGGCTTCGGTGAATTGCCCGCCTGATAAGGACCCCGAAGCGGGGTATTACTATTTTGTCCGAGTACGCAAAGACCTGAGCAAGGCTTGGTTGCTTGGGTGGCTACCGACACCTAGACTCTTAAAGAGCGGGGACTATAAGAAACGGGGGGAGAAGGGGGACGATGGGTTTATTTACAGGGTAAGTGGTTACCATGTACCTATCAAATGTCTTCGTCTGCCCTTATCCCTTTGATGTGCGCGTTCGTGTGGGTCCGCCATAGGCTTCGTTATACCGAGGCTTCGGATATGTCAAAAGTTTTCGCTAGGTCGATTGTCCACATTTTTCCCCCACCCTTGCCTTGGGAGTGGACTGGGCGAACATGGGTGTTGTTCTTCCTCGCCTCCTCTAGGGAGGCCATACCCCTTCTAACGAACTCCAGATTGTGGCTCATGCCCACACTCCGACCGTTATTAAATTCGTGGAGCAGGACTTGGAATTCTGTGAGGGTACCCTGCCATTTAGGTATGGTATCATTTTGTTCCCGGCAGCGTTTGCAGAAGAACTCGACCAGTTCGGCAATAGACGACCTACTGGAATTGTCGTATGCAGCGGATGCCACAGACTCATCAATGAAACTGACTACCCCGAAACGCCCCCCGACCATAATTTCTTGAGGTGGGGTCCAGTCTAGGAGCCACCTCCCGAAGTAGGGGAGTTCCTGCCTTATTGTGGTCTCGACTGTAATGTTCGATGGGAATGAGCTTCGGGCCTCGTCGCGCACCCGGAGGGCCATGAGCTTATCGCGGTTGCTGCTATCCAGTGCTGGGATAACGGACAGACTGTTAGCGTCCATGTTGAGTGATATAACAACCCTACCCGCCCACGGGACTGAAAGGGAATCTGCGTACTTTGCTTGGTATTCAACTCGGGGGTTGGCGACGGCCCGCTTAATAAGTTCCGTGGCTTTCCTCTGGTCTTGGAAGCTGGCCGCTGAAGTTGTGTCGTCAATTACCCATGCCGCCACCCTACCAAGATCTTTATTGAATTTTGTCTGCCCCGAAAGGTAGTCACTGGCGTCTGCGTAACCTCCAACCAACCCTGCCACAACTCGATTGGACAGGAGGCTTTTACCTTTGCTGGTTGCTCCTACGAGTATAAGGGCCTGCCCCTGTGACATCTTCTGGTTGAGCACGGCTTCGTAGAAGCGTTTCATCCACGCGTAGAAATAGTTCAGTGTATTGACGGGGGTGGAGTTCTTGAAGAGTTGTCCTAACCAATCGTGGATGAAGGGCCAGTTGGCTGGGTCCCCGTCCTCAGCTGGTTCCACGGGTATGAGGTTCGCGTTATTGAGTATCCGATGACTGTTGTATGACACTACACGGTTACTGGAGAAGATTACGGGTGCAATCTCGTCTATGCGGTTGTGGTTACTTATCGTAAGGATGGCGGCTTCTACTTCTGTAAGAGCCTGTCCCTTCTTTGGTTTCATGGAAAATCCCGTCTGCCTGAGTTCCAATATCAGTTGTTCCTTGGGGATAGTCACCGCAGAGTTATACAGGAGTTTGAAGAAAGCGCGGCCATTGAACCAATACTCGTCTAGCAGGTTCCCCATCTTCGTCTCCTCGTAGTCTGAGACGAACTTGGCTCCGAATATTTCCCGCCAGCTGACGAATCCCTTACCCGCTCGGTCTGAGTAGCAGATCATCCCGTCGTCGCCTACCTGACAGCCCTCTCGGTGGATGCCGTCGTCTATCCAGAACAGGGGGCCTCGGGTACCGACCTCAAAATCTCCGATCCATCTGTTGGGGAATTGCTTGTCGATTTTGGCGGCTACTACCTCGATGGGGATAGCCGTGTCGCTGGTGGTGGGCGGCTTGGAAGCCGCGGCCTTTGTCAGCGCGGTCTGGATTGTGGCGCTGGACACAAGCCCCCCCATGTTTACCCAGTTTATTCCCAGCTCGAAATACTGGGACGCCCGTAAAGAGGAGGAGTCAAATCCGGCAAGAATCCTGTCTGGTTTTATTATGTTCTTAAGGCACTTGATAAACGTGTCGAACATTTCGGGAGCAATAGGCATCCCTTTTTCAAACTCCCACACTAGCCGGATGTAGCCCGATTGCGTTTCTGACCGCCATGTCGGCGGGTGGTTAGGACACTTAGCCGCGATGACCGCGCCCACCTCTGCCCAGTTTACGGGGGCGTCGTAGTCGGCTATCACCCCGTAAATTTTGTTAGGGGGGTTGTCGGTTGAAATCCGTTTGGATGGAGCACTACCTTCTACCAGACTATAAAATACGTGGTCTGTCTTGGAGTTGGCGCACCATGCCCTGAAATCTGCTTTGCTGCTGAATTTAGGTTTCGATTTGTTAAGGGCCGCGGGGTCAGGTGTTTTGAAGCATTTGGTATCTCTTAGGTTCTTTATGTATCGGTAACTCATTTTGTGTAACGTGATAAGATTGATCCTTCAGCGGCGAGCGGAATATCAGATATCCATTCGGGCGGTTTAGACATTATTTTCAGGATGTGCTGCAAGGATTCCTCAGCTTGGTCGGCGTCAGCCTCGATGACTACTTCATCATGCACATGAAGCACGATCTTGTAGCCCGCTTCGTCAATCCTTACAAGCATATCACTGAAAATGTCGCGGGCTAGGGCTTGGGAGGCGTTCTCCGCTACGAACCCGCCCCACAATTTTACGGCTACCCTCTTCCCGTGCCGCATTAACTTGGCGGTAAAATGCCGGTCCTCCCCCTTCCCATCTGTGCGGATAATCCCGTAGTCAAGAACGCGGCCACTCGGCAAGTCCACTGTGAAGGGGGTAAGGTAGCCCTGTACGGATAAATCATAAGTGCCCGCTATGCCCGAGTTGAAATATCGCCACAGTTTGGTCACGGAGTTCATAGACTCGCGGTAAAGATCCACGGCGGCATTAGCGTCTTTCTGGCCCATGCCTGACATTTGGGCAAACCTAGCTTTACCGGCCCCATAGCCACACCCAAGGACCATCGCCTTAATTTTGTGGCGTAGTTTCGGGTCTTGTTTAAGGGAGCCTTTCTCTTTGTCCCACTGCCCGAACCGGATGGCAAAAGCTTCATAAATGTCATCAGACCCCTCGATCTCCCCCAGCATTTTTTTATCCTCGGCCAGCCAGCAGAGTGTACGCACCTCAATCTGACTTAGGTCCGCTACGATAAGTCTCTTGTCCGGTTTAGTTGAGATGAGATTCCTAAGATTGACCCCGAACATCTCTTCCCGTGGGAGGTTCTGCAGGTTGAGGTTACCCCCGCCCCCACTGAAACGCCCTGTGTGCGCCCCGAAGTACATGATCCCGCCGTAGTAACGCCCATCAGGCATGGTGGCGAAGTCGAAGCTCTCTATCTTTTTCTTGAGTGCGTTGATCCTGCGCCAACTACGAACTGCGTCAATCCATGCGTGTTTCTTACCGTGGTAGTCTATCCACTTCTGTGCGTCTTCGTCTGTAGCGGCAAGGCTACCCGGAGGTTCAATACCCACGGCTCGACATTGGTCATCGAAAGCCTTTCGGCTCAACAGAGGTGCGTTCCCCATCCACGGGATAGCTTCCTCGGCTTCAAATAGCTTACTGTTTATTACCTCAAGCTGAGATTTAAGCAGCTCCGCGTCGATGGGGAGTCCCCGCTGGGTGATCCGCCGGTTAAGCACACTGATTGCTTTTTCATGCTCGGGCCAGTTTTGATGGTGCGTATCCCATAAGTCCAAGCATAGTTGTGCATCCTGCAAGGCGTAGTCACTAACTTCCTTACGGAACTCGTCAGTCATTTCCTCCCACCGTTTCCCGCTCATATTGTCGCGGGTGCTTTTGTCTACGGTCAGTCCAAAAGCCTCGCCAGCCGCTCCCTTAAGCGCCCGAGGAAGCCGCACATACACCGCCATATCTGCGGTACAATGCCACGCGGCGGGGGAGATTTTCGGCCACCAGCCGTGGGCCGTTCCATATAGATATAGGGTTTCATCAAATGATGCGTTGTGACTTAGGACGACGCTCCCGTTGAGGAGGCTCCAGTTAAAATCTTTAGGGCTCCCCACAAAAGATGTCCCGTCTGTTCCGACCACGGACACCATGTAAGCATCGAAGTCGGGGTGGGAGAAGTATCCAAGGGGGCCGAGGGTCCGAATACTACAACTCTTGTCGTAGTAGGTTTCGTAATCGAGAGCATAGGTATACATTTTGATAAAGGAAAGCCCCCACCAGCGATAAGAAAACCACAGACTAATCGCCAGTGGGGGTTAAGCAAAGAGGGCATCCAGTTTTATGCGGTTACTGGACAGGACACATTACTAACCAGAGCTGCAACACCCCGCCGCAATTCCATATGCCCTCTTTATTCTCCTAGGGAGAGACTTTTTCTGCGTCGGGAGTATCCACGTAGTAATGAATGGCTTCTTCCAAGCCATCGTCCGTTTTACTATCCGGTTCGTCTTCCGCCACGGGCATGGGGAGTGGAAGCTCCAGTTGCTCAACGTCAATGCCAAGGGTCGATACCAAGGCGTCTCTCACTGTGACCAGTTTGAGGCGGTTGATTGCGACTTCCGCAAGCTGTT